ACATCATCCGCAAGACCTTCTATGATGGTGGTATTGAGGAGATCATCAGCACCCGCCGTCTGGTTCACATTGTGAGGGCATACAACATCTTTGGTGATAAGGCAAAGGCAATTCAGGTCTGCGTCAATCGCTTTGATGACGAAACCAAGCAAGCATTCCTTGAACTTTATGACAAGGTTGATGCTGACTTTGTGATGCCCGTTGACGAAACTCCTACAGTTTGATATAATTATGGCTAACTCTTGGTCCTTCCTATACGATGAATTGAATATGGATACAGGTACTCTGAATTTGGGAACACCCATTCCTGGTGGTATGGGTGAAGATCACATTACTTTCCACCTTGATATGAACAAAGACCCTAATCGATACAAATACAGTGAGGATGAGATCCTCAAAGAATTGCAAGATTATATTGTTGGGACATACAATCAACACTACTCTGCTGGTGATGATAAGATTCAAACTCTGGATCTGATTGAAGCTTG